GTCGCGATCTAGCATCCTTCTGTGCCATAGTATATCCAATGTCTAACTTCTCAAATTCTTTTTGACAAGTCGTATGTGTATACCACTTACAATGTGGTTTCACCGACATGGTATTGTCATCTCCGTACGTTCCTAAACGCACATTCTGCGCAAAATCCTCGCGGATAGTGGGCATCATGGCGTAGTATACGTACCGCATCATTATGGAGTTACAAATACTATTCAGTTGCACGGTAATCAAGTTACCCGAGGGGTTACCGTTTGCGAAACGATATAAATCCCCATCGAAAAGAATGTTTGGATGTATTATGTCCGAAAGAGCGCCTTCAATCAAGCGCAACTCATCGGACAAACACCCAACTCGCTCATACCACCCTAGCATGATTTTCGCAGCAGCGCCCGTGATTTGGGCAGCCATGCGTGTATCGAAACCAGAGAAGTCACCTGCAATCATGGTCTTTTTACCATAAGCAGTGAGATAATCGTAGAAATCCTGCCATTCCTTCGAAGTAGGATTTATTCCGACTAGACACTCAGTCGTACGCCAATATTTCCGCATGAAGCGGGGAACGCCAGCTAAAACACGTCGCGAAGCGACAAAGTTTGCTATAGGGCTCCCATAGAATTTCCGAACTTTATCTTCCGCTTTCGCGTTAGGTAATAATTCGTTAACCTTACTACTTGCTTTATATATGGCTTCTGAGCGTCGACCTTCTGACCAAGCTTTCATGGTTAAGTCTATCTCATATTGCACATCATAGTCATCATTGAACTCCCTAGGTACTTTCACCAAACTTTCGTCGAAAGGATCACGTTGTAACACGTTCTTCTTCGATTTATTAATGGGAAAACCTGCCGAAGTATCATTAGGCATTCCGCCCAATCCAAACTCACCAATACCATCGAGAGCTTCCTCTTGGGTATAAATGCGTAGCATCTCCTGACAATCATCGAAATTGCTTTCTAAAATTGCATTCGTATGCCTTGCATAATCGGCGACAGCTTTGGATAAAATGTGACCTTCGTAATGCTGTACAGGTGTAGTCAACTTATTCAGAGTTTTCATACTCTTTGCGACATCATTGACTTTGGTAGGCGGCTTGTGTTTTGACTCACCAAATGCTTCTTTGATTCCTTTGAAAGGAGTTTTGACGTAAGGTGTACGTGCACGGCTTTCCAATGGCAATCCGTCTTTCCTAACTTGTCCCAGGTACGATACAATTGTTTCTTGTTTCGTTCCATCCTCTCTCAAATACAAGGGTTTCGCGTTTTCAATGCTATACGGCAAATTATACGCGTCCACCCTAACATCCCCTAAGGAATGTACCTGGAGAGTTGGACTCGTTTCACG